TCGCCGGACTGCCGCCGCGCGCACCGGCGGTGACGCCATCGGGCGTCGGCCATGCTTAAAAGCGAAGCGATCGAAGCCGCCGGCATCTTGCAGCGCAGCCTGGGCGTGCTGGTCGCCGCGGTGCCGGCGCAAGGGCGCGCGGGCTCCGATCTGCGTCTGGCGTGCTTTGCGTTGCAGGCGAATGCTATGCGGCTCACCGGCGCCGACGCCGCGGGGCCGTATCTCGCCAATTGCTTCGACCTCGCGCGCGCCGCCGGCGTGACGCAGCCGCAGCTCGCCCGAGTGCGCGTCTCGACGGGCGCCGAGCCGACCACGATGAGCGGCGCGACGCGCATCAAGTGGTCGATCATCGGCATGTGCCTGGCCGCCGAGGGGCGCGTGATCTCGGCGATGACTTTCACCAGCCGGGAGGATGCCGACGCGCTCAAGCTGCAAATGAATACGGTCTTTGCGCAAGTCGAGGAAGCGGTCGCCGACGCGATGGATCAGATGACGTTCCAAGCAATGGTCTCGCTGCACGCCAGCATCATGTTTTATCTGGTCGAGACGGCGCGCCCGCTCCCGCGGCTTCTGCAATTCGCCTTCGCGCTGCCGATGCCAACGTTGGTCATGGCCTATCGGCTCTATGCCGACGCCAGCCGGGCCGACGAGCTTAGAGAAGAAAATAAAGTGGTTCATCCCGCATTCGCGCCGCCGGCCGGCCTGGCGCTGTCGGCTTAGATGGCCGACGACGCCGCGTCCGCGCCCGCGCCCGCGCCCGATCAGCTTCCGGGGCCGATCTTCAACCCGGACGAGATTGCGACCGTCGTCGTCGAGGGCCGCAAGTTCCAGAGCTGGAAATCCGTTTGGGTGCAGCATCGGTGGGCCGAGGCTTATCCGCTGTTCCGCTTCACGTCCGCGGACATCGAGCAAGTCCCGGCCGATTGGCAATTGCTCCAATTCAAGCCGGGCGACGAAGCTGCGATCTATCTCGGCAACGAGCTTGCGATCACCGGCGTCATCGTCACGCGGCAGACCGCCTATTCGAAAGACGCCAAGGGCATCCAATTCCAAGGCATCGGCGTCACGTGGTACGCCGCGCGCGCGAGCGTCATCCACAAGACCGGCAACTTCGACAACAAGTCGTTCATGCAAATTGCCGAGGAGGTGCTGGCGCCGACCGGGATCAAGATCATACCGATCGGCAACGTCAATGCGGAGCCGTTCGTCAAATGCCAGGTCGAGCCGGGCGAAACGATCTGGAATTTCCTCGAGCGCCTGGCACGCCCGCGCGGCATCGTGATGGGGAGCGACAAAGACGGCAACTTCCTCGCCATCGACGACCACACGATGCCGATCAGCGCGAGCTTGGTCGAAGGCGTCAACATCATAAGTTGCCAGGCGGTCATCTCGATCGAGAACATCTTTACCGACTACATTATCCGCGGCCAGACCGCGGCCAGCGACACGCAGAACATGGCGGCTGCTTCCGAGCAGGAGGCGCACTATCCCGGCACCGCGAAACGCTACTCGCCGGTGCTGACGCCGGCCGAGCAACCCGTGTGGAGCATCGGCGAGCTGCAAGAGCGCGCCAAGAACGAGTCGATATGGCACGAGGGCACCATCATCGAGGCGACCATCGTCGTGCAAGGCTGGATGCGGCCAGGCACGCATCAGCTATGGCGCGCCGGCGATGACGTGAGCGTCTACTCGCCGATGGCGATGCTCAATATGGTTCTCAAGATCAAGACCATCACGTTCACGCAGGACCGCAATCAAGGGACGTTGACCGCGCTCGAGCTGGTCGCACCGTGGTTGCTCAAGGATGCCGGCGACTTTGACGTAAGCAATCCAACCGCACCGCAGGCGCCCGATCCAAATGCCACGCCGGCGCCGGCGGCGACATCGCCGAGCGAGCCGCCGCCGCCAAACTTGGAGGAATAAAGATGCACCGCGCTACGCCGCTCAATACCAGCTTCCGCGCCTACTCGTCGGGCGGCGCCCGCACCATGATCAGCGGGGCCGACGACGGCAAAATGATGCAGGAGATGGCCGGCAACTTTATGAAGGGCGAAACGCGCGACAAGGTCGAGTCGCCGCAAAACTATGGGTTCTCGTCGGTGGTGCGCGCCGCTACCAAAGACGCGCAGGGAATGATCAAGGAAGCCGCCGAGGGCTTCGTCAGCTTCATGGGCGGCAACCGATCGTTTCCGGTCTGCGCCATCATGGACGACCGGCGGCATCGCCCGATGGGTTTGAAGGAAGGCGAGAACGCGCAATATGACGATCTTGGGCAGATGACTTTGTTGCGCCGCGCCGGGCTGTTCCTGTTGTCGCTCGACGGGCCGGACGACAGTCAGAAAAGCCAAGGCGGCCAGGGCGGAAGCGGCTCGAGCGGCGGGCAGCAACAAACCGTCAAACGCTTTGTTTCGATCCGGCACGTCGAAAAGAAAAAGCAGCAACGCAAAGGCGGCAGCGTTTCCGGCGGCGGCGGCTCGAGCTCGAGCAGCGGAAGCGGCGGCATCGGTAGCGCGCGCGATACCAGCGGAGGAAGCGGGAGCGCCCAGAGCGGCGGGCAAGGTCAACAGGACTTCAAGCACGAAGGCGAGAGCGTCAATCACGAAATCCGCGTCAGCAAGGGCCGCATCGAGTTCCGCTCGGGCGACAGCGTGGTCGGTTACTACGACGGCCAAAGCAAGACATGGGTCTTCATCGGCAAGATCAAGCTCGGCACCGAGAGCGCCTCGCATCCCGTCTACGGCGTCAATCAAGGGGTCGGCATGACCACCGATCCAAACGGTAGCGATGCGGTGCTGGTCAACGCGCCGAAGCCGGGGCCGCCGACCTCGCTGGACACGAAGCCTTAAAGCGATGCCCGACATCCGGCTTGTCCAGCGCACCGATTTTCCGGGCCGCACATCGGTTTCGGTCGATTGGCTGTTGCTCGGCGACGGCACGCTCGACGATACCGAGGCGCTCGCGACCGCGGTCATCGTCGCGCTCGGCACCGATCGCCTGGCCGCGATCGACGACGAGCTGCCCGACCCGGACTCGACTGATCGCCGCGGCTGGTGGGGCGACCTCGACGCGCAGGAGATATGGAGCGGCTGGGAGATAGGCTCGCGCCTTTGGCTGATGCAGCGCGCCAAGATCACTGGCTCGAATGCCGCGGTCGGCTCAACGCTCGTTCGCGTCAAGCATTATATCCAAGAGGCAATCCAGCCGTTCCTCTCGCTGCGGATTGGCACGTCGATGGATGTGCAAGTCGAGCGGTTCGATACCCAGCGCATCGACGCCCTGGTGCGCCTCTATCGCGGGCCGTTCACAGCGGTCGAGCTCCGCTATCAAATTCTTTGGCAAGACATCATCGAGTGACGCCGCATGCCGTGGTCAACGCCGACGCTCAAATCCGTTCGTAGCCAAGTCCGCGATTTCATCCGCGGCTCGCTGCCGGGCGCCGACGCGAGCGTGCCGAATTCGGTCTTGCGCGTCATGTCCGATACGCAGGGCGCGCTCTGCCATCTCAATCTGCAATATCTCGATTGGCTCGCGCTGCAATTGATGCCGGACACCGCCGAGACGGAATGGCTCGACCGGCACGGCGATATCTGGCTCACGAACGCCGACGGCTCGACCGGCCGCAAGTCGGCGACGCTGGCCGAGGGGACCGCGAGCTTTCAGGGCCTCGTCGATGGCGCGCTCCTCCCGATGGGGACGCAGCTCTCGGCGGGCGGCACGCCGGCGGTCAGCTACGAGACGACGCAGGACATCACTTGCTCGAGCTCGGCCCTGGTCGTCGGGCCGATCCGCGCGCTCGATCCCGGCTCGGCCGGCAATCAAGTGGACGGCGCGGTGCTGACGATCGCGCCGGCGGTCAATGGCATCGATAGTTCCGCGACGGTCGTTCATCTCACCGGCGGCGTCGATACCGAGACCGACGACCAGCTTCGCGCCCGCATCTTGCTGCGCATTCGCCAGCCGCCGATGGGCGGCGCGCTGGCCGATTACGTCAATTGGGCGCTCGCGGTGCCGGGCGTGACGCGCGCTTGGGCTGCGCCCGAGCAGGGTATTGGGACTATGACAACGCGCTTCCTGATGGATGATCTGCGCGCCGCCGATGACGGCTGGCCGACGCCGGACGACGTGACCGCGGTGGCGACTTACATCGATCTGATGCGGCCGGTCACGGTGAAGGACTGCTACGTGGTGGCGCCGATTAAGGAGTTCATCGACATCACGATCGCAAACCTCGAGCCGGACACGTCGGAGGCGCAGGCCGAAATAGAGCAGAGCGTCCGCGATATGCTGTTCGCCAAGGCCGCGCCTGGTCAGACCATCTATGCGTCCTGGGTGAGCTACGCGATCATGAGCGCGCCGAGCGTTCAATCGTTCCAGCTCGTCACGACCGCCGATTACGTGATGCCATCGCTCGGTCATATGGCGGTGCTCGAAACGATCCTCTACCAATGACGCAGGCGTTAGGCTTCTGGGCAGAGCCGCTGCCGACCGACCGGCATATCCGGCGCAGCGGCGACGACTACACGCAGGCGTTTCTATCGCTCCTTCCGCAAGGCCAGGCGTGGCCGAAGCACGATGTCGGCGGCGTGCTGTTCGGCGTCTGCGACGGGCTCTCGCAGTATTGGGGTTTCGTGGACGGGCGCGCCGGCGATCTGCTCGAGCGCGAGAGCGACCCGCGGCAGACGGTCGAGCTCCTGCCCGATTGGGAACGCAACTTCGGCCTGCCCGATCCTTGCTACGCCGAGCCGCAGACCATAGGGCAGCGCCAGCTCGCGCTCGTCATGCGGATGACGATGCAAGGCGGGCAATCGCGCCAGTTTTTCATCAATGTCGCGGCGATGCTCGGCTACGACATAACGATTACTGAATATCGCACGTTCGTTTGTGGCATCGATCGTTGCGGAGATAATCGCGTCTACGGCGACGGCTCCGATCCGATGTACAACGAATGGGGCATCCCGATCAAAAATCCGAATGGGCAGAACGTCGCCGGCGGCGAGCTGTCGGAATATCCGTATTACGGGCTCGGGCCTGAAACCAACCGTTTCTATTGGACGGTGCATGTCCATCAAGCCGCGCTGACGTGGTTCCGCGTTACCAAGGGCCAGACTGGCGTCGATCCGCATTTGCGCATTGGGCTCGCGACCGATCTTGAATGTTTGTTAAATCGCTGGAAGCCGGCGCACACCGAAATCATCTTCGACTATTCCGGTATTGGAAAGCCGGGCGATCCAATGGCAGGGACACCATGAGGCAACGGCAATGAAATACGAGCAACCGTTCGGCGTCAGCGACCCCAACGCCTCCTATATCAACGGCAATCCATCGACCGGGACGATGGGCTCGATCCCGCCGGCGGCTTCGATCGAGAACCCGCAGCGCGAGATCGTCAATTTCATTGCCGATGCTAATTTGGTGCCGGCCGATACCGACCTGCATCAGCTTGGCAGATCGGTGCAGAGCAACGGGGTTATCTACTGCGACGATCAGGGAACGCAAAACCAGTTGGCGATAACTTTGAGCCCGCCGATCACCGCGCTGATCAAGGGAATGGTATTCATCGTCAAGTCGCCGATCTCAAACACCGGGCCGTCAACGCTCAAGGTCAATGCGCTTGCGCCGATTGCCATCGTGCGCTCGACGGATCAGGCGCCGCTTACCCTTGGCGACATCTCGGCGAATTGTCTGCAAGCGTATGGTTACGACGGCACGCATTTTCAGATGGTCTGGTCGCAACGCCAGCCGGGCGCGCCGATCTACCTGACCGCACCGCAGACTTATTATGTCAATGGTACAACCGGACAGGACACTTACGACGGCACGACGGCACTTGTCGGAGGCGGTCATGGGCCGTTCAAGACGATCCAGAAGGCGTGCAATCAAATACCGCTCTACAACATGAACGGCTACAACGTCACGATCAATGTTGCGGACGGCACCTACGCGAACTTTGTCGTCCCGCCGCAGAACGGTTCCGGCAACGTAATCCTAAACGGCAACACATCAAATCCAGCCGCTTGCTCGGTTGTCGGCACCAACGTCACGGCAATTTTGGTGCGATCAGGCAATTATTGTATCATCGACGGATTTAAGGTGTCGGCCTCCGGGCCGTCAACTCCTGGCGATGTCATAGCCGGCGTCTGGGCTCAATTAGGCGGCACGTGGGCTTATCTGGAGCACATGGAGTTCGGCACCTGTACGGGGCCGCACATGTTTGCTCAATTCGCCGGGACCATCGCAAATCTAAATCCGCATTCACCTTGGAAAATCACCGGCAATGCAACCTATTTCGCTCGCGCCGACGGTGGCGGCTCGACAATCGGCAGCAACGCCTTTGCCGGCCCCGATGTCACTATCCCTGGGGCGATCTACTTCAGCGGCGCATTCATTGAAGCCTCCTACGCCGGCGCAGCCGGTCTTGTATTCGGGGCGCTGACGGGCGCGGCCAATGTGACTGGGTTCAAATTCCTGGTGTCGCTGAATGGCGTGATCGTGAGCGGTGGCGGCGGCGTGAATTATTACCCAGGAACGGGCGCCGGAACGGCCTCAAGCGGAGGGCAATATTTATGATCACGGGCAATCTTTCCGATTGGTACTGGTTCGTGGCTGGCGATCAAGCAAACGTCTGGTCGAGCGCCCGCGCGATGTCGGTTCCGGTCGATGATCAGCAATACCAAGATTGGTTGGCGATGGGGTACCGATACACAACGCCGATCGGCTCGATGGCTGAACTGCGGTCGGTGCTCGCGGTGCAGTATCCGCCGGGCACGCTGGAAACTTATGCGGCCTATTTGCGCTCCAATAAGGCGAGCGGCGGCTGCACAATCGGCGGCGAGCCGTACCTGACCGATCCTGTGTCGCGAAACACTGTTGCCAGCGCGCACGACTATGCAGTGGCAAATCCCGGTCACATCACCGATTGGAAACTGGCCGATGGCACGTTCATTCAATTGGACGAGCCTGGGCTTGCGCATGTGCTCCAAGAGATGGCGACGTTCGTGCAGACCTGTTTCTCATGCGAGAGCACCACGCTCGCGGGCATCACCGGCGGCACGATCACGAGTCTGGCGCAGATCGATGCTGCCTTCGCCGCCATCTCAAATGTGCTCCCATAGAGATTAGCCGCAATGGCAATCGTCAACATAACCGTCGATAACGACGCTGACTTCTATCAACTATTCCAATACGTCTCGACCAATCCCGATGGCAGCATCGGGCAACCGATCAACATGACCGGCGCCGCGCTGGAAATGATGCTACGCAGGCATGCGGCGGACGACACCGCGGTGCTTCGGCTGGCAACGGACAGCGGCGAGTTTGTGCTGACCGACCCGATCAACGGCTACTTCACGCTGAAGATTACCCAGGCCGTGCTCGAGCAGCTCGGCATCGGCAGCTATGACCAATCAAACATCATGGCGCTCGGCGGCCTCAAAACGAAGGTATGGGGCGGAACGATCGTCGTCAATCCGGGGCCGACGCGATGAACTCCGTCGAGGTCATCACCGATCCTCCCATCACCGTCGCGGCCGATGTCGCCGATGCGCTCGTGCTGCTCGGCCCCGGCGATGTGGAGACGATCATAACGGGCGTGCAGGGACCGCCCGGCCCTCCCGGCCCGGCCGGCGGCCCGCCTGGACCGTCTGGCCCGCCCGGCCCGCAGGGACCATCCGGTGGGCCGCCCGGCCCAGCGGGGCCGCAGGGCATTCAAGGGCCGCAGGGTCCGGCGGGGCCGCAGGGAGCGGCCTCGACCGCACCGGGGCCGCAGGGACCGCCAGGGCCGCAAGGGCAACAGGGACCGGCCTCGACCGTGCCGGGACCGCAGGGACCGCAAGGCGCGCAGGGCGCGCAGGGATCGCCGGGCGCGCAGGGGCCGACCGGAGTGACGGGCGGGCAAGGCCCGGCCGGGCCGCCTGGACAGACAGGTCCGCAGGGGGCCACGGGTGCGGCATCCACGGTGCCGGGGCCGCCGGGCGTGGACGGCAATACCGTGCTCTATGGCGCGGCCGATCCGGTCGCTGCGACCGGCGCCAACGGCAATTTCTTCATCAACACGACTTCGCATTTTATGTTTGGTCCGAAGTCTGCCGGCGCTTGGCCGGCCGGCGCTTCGATGATTGGGCCGGAAGGCCCGACAGGGCAAACCGGAGCGCAAGGATCGGCGGGCGCAACGGGAACCCGAGGTAGTCTCTGGTATGAAGGCATTGGTCCGCCTCCAACGGGAAGTGCGACAGAAACATGGAATGCGGCCGACCTTTCCGCAGTCACGCTGACCAACAACAATCTAACCGCTACGGGGACGGCGGCAGGAGGCGTGCGCAGCACTGCCGGGCTGAGTTCCGGCAAACTTTATTACGAAGGCAAGATAACCGCCATTCAAACTAACAGTTTGGGGATTGGCATCTGCACGGCAGGTGCGAATTTGGCAACAATCAATACAGCGTATGCCAATGCCGCTGCAGTAAATAGATTGGGGATCATATTTCTCAACGGTAGCAACTCTGGCGTTTCGCTGGGCATGCGAGCGGTCAACGATATTATCGGACTTGCTGTTGATTTAACCGCGCGCCTGATCTGGTTTCGGGTCGCGCCGGCCGGAAACTGGAACGCCAGCGGGACTGCAAACCCGGCGACCGGCGCAGGCGGCATCAGCATCAGTGTTTTAACCGGAGCAGTATTTTGCCTTTTTTCATCTGGCGCTAACGGCGACGCAGTCACCGCGAATTTGGGCGCCAGTGCATTCAGCGGGGCTGTGCCATCGGGCTTTTCCGCAGGCTGGTTCGCGCCTGCGATCAGTGGGCTGCTCGTCGGCGACAACTATCTCAACGGCAGCAACGGCGATGTCTACACGCTGACCGCAACGGGCTGGGGTTCGCCGGTCGGCAATATCCGCGGACCGCAAGGGCCAGCGGGAGCAGGTTCGCCTTCAACTGTCCCGCCGATCATGGACGGCGTTGCGACGGTCGGCATTTCAACCAACTTCTCCCGCGAAGATCACGTTCATCCAAGCGATACATCTCGCGCGCCCCTCGCATCGCCGGCCTTGACCGGAACCCCAACCGTACCGACCGCAGCGCCCGCAACCAACACAACACAGGCCGCGAGCACCGCGTTCGTCACGGCCGCAGTCGCAAGCCACCCCTCGGTGCGGGCGATCAGAATGTTCAACGCCAGCGGCACTTACACCCCTACCGTTGGCATGACCACTTGCATCATCGAAATGGTTGGTGCCGGCGCCGGCGGCAACGGTTACGCAGCCCAAAGCAGCTTTTACGATATCGGCGGCGGCGGCGGATCAGGAGCATATGCGCGCAAATTCGCAACCGCCGCCCAGATCGGCGCCTCACAAGCCGTGACCGTGGGCGGCGGCGGCCCCGGCGGCCCCGGCACTACGAACAGCGCCGGCTATGCCGGCGGCGATAGCAGCGTCGGCGTGCTCTGCGTCGCCAAGGGCGCCCCATCGAACGGCAGCGGCTTGGCTCCCGGTGGTGGCGCCGTCCTGGCCGGCTGCGTCGGGGACTTCACCGCCCCCGGCAGTCCAGGGCAATTCGGCGTTCAAGCAGCCCAGGGCGCCACCGTCTTCACCGGCGGCGCCGGCGGCAGCAGTATGTTGGGACCGGGCGGAATGCAAACACAATGGACCGCGACAGTCCTCACCGGCAACAACGCCCTCGGATACGGCGGCGGCGGCTCGGGCGGCTCGATCGGACAAGCCACCGGTGGCGTGGGCGGCGGCAATGGCGGCAACGGCGTCGTCATGATTACGGAATTTTAGGGACAGCGCCGCATGGGCATCTATATCGTAATCGAGCAAGCGACCGGCATCATCGACAATCGGATCGTGCTGGACGATCCGGCACAATGGGAACCGCCGGCAGGTCATGTCCTTGTCGAGGAAACGGGCGAGCCGATGGCAATCGGCGGAACATACATTGATGGTGTTTACACGCCGCCGCCGGAACCAGAGCCGGTGCCGGAGCCACCGCTGCCGCCACAAGCCGATCCGCAAACGACCGTGCTCTACGACCACGAGAACCGGATACGAGCGCAGGAAGGCGCGCCGCCGCTGTCGCTGGCCGAGTTCCTGATTAAGGCCGCTCCCACATGATGATCCCCGAGAGCTATCGCCCTTGGCTTCTGCTCGCCGGCTTCCTTCTGATCCTCGTGGGCGGGATCTGGGTCGTGCATACGCTCGAGGCGATGTATCCGTAGGAAGGCAGAGCGATGGCGCCGATCGAGGAAACGGGTAAGGCGGTGACGGCGACTCTCGATGCCATGAAATCGACGCCGCTCGCGATCGCGCTCTTGGTGGTCAATGTCGCGTTCCTGGGGGTCGCCGCTTATGTGCTCGGCGAAGTGGCGGCCAATGCGAGCGAACGCAATAAGGCGCAGCTCGAGCTCATCACCAATCTCGTTCGCGACATCCGTGATTGCCGGCAGGGACCGCCGACGCTATAGTCACACGTCAACCCAAACCCACGGCAGCTTTCGCCCTCGCGCAATGCGGGGGCTTTTTTTTGCCCTCACCGCAACAGACCTTCGCGCATGGCGATAGCGACGGCGTGCGCGCGATCGACGGCGTTGAGATTGAGCAGGATCGAGCGGACGTGCTTGCGGATGGTTTCCGGGCTGACCTCGAGCTGGCGGGCAATGTCTTCCGTCGCTCGCCCCTGGGCGATCATGCGCAGCACGAGAAGCTGGCGGTCGGTCAGCGTGTGCGACCGAGGCCGCCGAGGAGGCTTGGCCATGCCGGTCTCGTGAAAAGGAAGCATGTTGGAAATACCTCATAAATGCGGCTGATACAAAGCGGGCCGCCCGCTACCGCTACCCGTTCGGGTAAGTCAATAGATTGTGACGGCGGCTTAAAATTCAAGCCTTGACTCCCATTACTTGTGCCGGTGCCAAGGCCACTCCCCCTAGCTCTAGATGAGTCGGATAGGCGGCAAATAAATTCAGCACAACTACCCGCTCGGGTAGTGCTACTTATTGCCTCGGTCGGGTTGGAGGGCGGACTCCATTGGCCACTGTCAGCGAGCGCAACGCTGCGATCGGAAAACGGACCACCGAGATGCGCGAGGACCGCGGGCTCACGCAGGCGGCGCTCGCCGCGGCGATCGGCGTGAGCAAATACATGATCTATCGTTTCGAGCACGGGCATACCCGCATTGCGATCGAGTACCTCGAGAAGATCGCCGCGGCGCTGCAATGCCGCGTCGAGGATTTGCTCGCGCCGCCTGGCTCGCCCTTCCGCAAGCGACGATTGAGGGGACGCAATGGCAATGACGTATGACCGCTGGAAGGCGACCGAGCTCGAGCCTTACGACGACCGCCTGGCGCCGCTGCGGTGCCGCTACCACGATGGCGTCTGCCGGTATGATTGCGCCAGCCGCGGCTCGCGCTGCCTGATCGATGGCCTCGTCGATCTGGCCTGGGCTCTGGGGCGAGGACGAGGAGGGCGAATGAAATGGCGGCCACGTATCACGGCTGGCGCGACAAGGACGGCACCGCGCACGTCGAGGCGGACGGCGCTCCACTCGATCTGCGGCTCGATCTCGACAACCACTCGCCGACCGGCATCGAATGGGGATACGGCGGGTCGGGACCGGCGCAGCTCGCGCTCGCGCTCCTAGCCGATGCGCTCGACGACGACGCGCTCGCCTTGCGGCTTCATCAACAGTTCAAACGGAAAAGCATCACGCCGATCCCGCGGGATCGGGAATGGTGGATGACCGACGAACAGGTGCGCGCGATCGCCGCCGGTTTGTCGAGACTATGAGGGGCAGACTGATGAAAGGCACCATGCTGGTTATCCCGGTCGCCGGCCGGCCATCGGTGACGGAATATAGGATGCCGATCGATCTGCCGGCGTTGCAGAAGGCGGTCGGCGGCTACCTCGAGGTCGTGCCCTATTTCAACGAGATATTTCATGGCGGCCAATGGCGACGCTGCGTCGCGTTCGCCGATGAGGACGGCAAGCGCAAGCAGCTTCCTTACAATGGCGTGGCGCACATTTGCTGGGACGAGGCGCTGCGCCGCCGGCCACGGGCCAAGGGTCAGCCGCCGCCAACGTCCGCGCCGGACTATCTCTGCGGCCCGGTGGTGGTGCTGTTCGGCGACGATGAATGGATGAGCGAGCTATGAGCGAGCGCGTGCTGTTCGACGCTGACCGCAAAGGGCCGCGGCGCTGCGGCGATTGTCAATTGTGCTGCAAGCTACTTCCGGTGCAGACGCTGGCAAAGAAGGCGAGCGAGCGTTGCAGGCATCAGAAAGCCGGCAAGGGCTGCGCGGTCTATCGCCGGCCAGGCTTCCCACCGGAATGTCATTTCTGGTCCTGCCGCTGGCTCTTGCACGAGTCGGGCACCGAGAGCATGCGGCGGCCCGATCGCGCGCACTACTGCATCGACATGATGCCGGATTACATCACGATCATCCACAATGAGACCGGCGCGCGAACCCGGTGGGAGGTCGTCCAGATATGGTGCGATCCCGGATACCGCGACGCGCACTGCGATCCGGCGCTGCGCGCGTTCCTCGAGGCCAAGCGGATACCGGGGATCGTGCGGTTCAGCGAGACCGACGCGCTGCATCTCATCCCTCCCTCCCGAAGCGACGACAACCAATGGCATGAGGTCACCGGCGCCATGCGAGAGACAACGCACACGCCGGCTCAGATCGCGGCCGCGATTGGCGTGCATACGCAAGTCGTGATCAATGAGTAAGAAGCGCGACGAAACTGTCTTGATTTGCATGCCGGCGCCGAAAGTCGGCGAGCCACTCATTCTTGCCGACAACGTGCTCGACGTCTGCGGCTGCGGCGCCAGCGTGCAGCGCCGCCCGCATACGCCGAAGGGCGCGCGGATCGTGTGCGTCGGGTGCCTTGAAAAGCGCGGCGTGCAGCCAGGCGACGAGCTCGTGATCACGCCGCGGTCGGTGATCGAGCTCGCCACGTATTTCGGCGCGCGCAAGCCGCCGGGAGGCGCCCATTGATCCGGGTCTTACACCGCCCGCGCCCTTCTCCCTTCCTTCTCCCCCCGTTTTCCCCCCGTTTTCCCCCCGCGTCCAAAGCGATATTTCTCTTTCGCCGGACCCGCCGGGGTCCACAGCTCTAGTGGACACTAAATGGACACTGCAGCCTTTTTCTTTTGTATGTCTTTGATATTATTATCGTTTTTTAG